CCACTTCCGGTCAAGGCTAGAAGCTAGGTGGGCTGTGTTCTTTGACACGCTTGGCCTACCTTGGAAGTACGAAGACCAAGGATACCAAAAGGAAATATACGACGAGGATGCCCCTATTGCTGACGCTGACCCCGAATCAGAACAGTATGGTTCCAAAATAGTACGGTATCTTCCCGACTTCTTCCTGCCGCGCAGATACGGAGAAGAAGGGATTTTTGTAGAAGTCAAAGGCGATAAAAATGCGCTTAAAAAAGATTGGTGGAAACACAGCCAGATGCACGATTACGGAGGAGTACTACCCAATTTTGCAGACTCAATTGGTAAAAATATAGGACTGCTACTGCTTTCCGAAATACCCGAACCATCAAACAGCAAGGCATATTTCCACCCCATCCTCCAGCATCACAAAGGGCTTGTAAAAAGCTATGGCTCCTTTACGCCTCACGGTTTTGAGGTTGTTCGGCGATCTGGACTAGCCGAACTCCTAGACATAGACCCGATTCATGGTTTAGATTCCAGCGGCGATGATTGGGACATAGATACACGCCAAGTGCACACCCATAACCATTACCCAACTGTAGTGAACGCATACGCCGCTGCACGGTCTGCTAGGTTCGAGCATGGGCAGAGGGGGGCTACATGAACTCTAAACCAATCGTCTGGTCATTCAGCAGCTTAAAGACATTTCAACAGTGCCCGCGCAAGTATTACCACGCCAAGATTGCGCCCGATGCGATTCGAGAACCCGACACCACAGCTACGCTATACGGCAAGGCTGCGCACACGGTGGCCGAGGACTACATTAACAAGGGCGCACCAATCCCACCGCAGTTTGAGTACATGCAGGGTGTGCTGGACACGCTCAACGCAATCCCCGGAGAGAAGCTATGCGAAGTGAGGCTTGGGTTAACAAGAAACTTGGAGAGTTGCGATTTCGATGCACCGAATGTATGGTGGCATGGAATAGCCGATCTGGTGATTATCAATCGGACGACAGGGGTGGCTCACTCAGTGGACTACAAGACAAGCAAGAATGCGAGATATGCGGACAAAAAGCAACTGGACCTTGTAGCTTGTGGCCTGTTTGCAAAGTTTCCGGAGATCAAGAAGGTCAAGTCCGCTCTCCTTTTTATCGTGAGTAAGGAGTTCGTCAGAGCCGAGCAGTTCGCCGAGTTCAAGGACACCTACATAGACAAGTCCGCAGTAGACGTTGCGCGTATCGAAGCAGCAATAAAGAGTGGGGTGTGGAACCCCGTTAGCGGGCCGCTGTGCAAGTTCTGCGCGGTGAAAGATTGTGAGTACAACAGGAGCTAATATGAGCCAAATGACCAACGAAGAAACCGATACCGCCCTCATCCTTGAGAACGAACTAAAACGCCGAGTGACTGAGGTGTTGGGCACCATTGTGCACAAGGTTGTGCATAAGGCCATAGAAGCGAATTACGCTCAGCACAAATCGGCCATGATGCTAGAGGTTGCCGTATCAGTCGGTAAGATGCTGCGTTCAATTGAAGAAGATGGTCGCAAACCTCTGTGGGAAAATGATGCAGTATCAGCAATCACAAAGGACTAACTATGCCTTACGTAAACAAACCACGGCCTTACAAAAAAGAGTACGCCCAGCAAGTTGAGAGGGGCGAACTACCTGCGCGGATGGATCGACAGCGTGCACGCAACGAGATGGACGCTAAAGGTGTTGACCGCACAGGTAAGGACATCGACCATGTAACCCCCCTGAGCAAAGGCGGCACCAATGCGCCGAGCAACCTGAAGCTGAAGTCGCCGAGTGACAACCGTTCCTTTACACGCAACTCAGACCACACAGTCAAAGTCAACAAGCCGAAGAAAAAATGAATCTATCAGAATATGAGTGGCCCCGACCACATGGGTTTGAGCCGTTCGACCACCAAAAGGTCACATCAGAGTTTTTGATTTCCAACCGCAAGGCGTTCTGCTTCAACGAGCAGGGTACCGGCAAGACTGCATCAGTCATATGGGCGGTTGACTATTTGATGAGCGTCAGAGCAGTTAGACGAGTGTTAGTGATATGCCCCCTGTCCATCATGCGGGCTGCATGGCAGAACGACCTGTTCAAGTTTGCGATTCGTAGGACCGTTGCAATAGCTCATGGCAGTGCAGCCAAGCGCAAGGAGATCATCAACAGCGGTGCCGAGTTCGTCGTGATCAACTTCGACGGGGTTGCGATTGTCAAGAAGGAACTGCTGGCTGGTGGGTTCGACCTCATCGTCGTCGATGAAGCGTCGGCGTACAAGAATGCACAGACGGACAGATGGAAAGCACTGCGAGACCTCAACAAGGTAATCAAGGGGCTGTGGATGCTTACTGGTACGCCAGCAGCGCAATCTCCCGCCGACGCCTACGGACTAGCTAAGCTGATCAACCCCACTGCAGTGTCGCCGTTCTTTGGGCAGTTCAAGGACACGGTGATGACCAAGATAAGCATGTACCGCTGGTTGCCAAAACCCAATGCCCAAGCCACGGTGCACAAGATACTGCAGCCAGCAATTCGGTTCGAGAAGGCCCAGTGCCTTGACCTTCCTCCGGTTACCTTCGTAGACCGAGACGCACCGCTCAGCGTACAGCAGCAAAAGTTTTACACCATCTTGAGAAAGCAGATGCTCATCGAGGCCGCTGGGGAGGAGATCACCGCAGTCAACGCTGCCGTGAAGGTGAGCAAGCTGCTGCAGATTTCATGCGGGTCGGTGTACACAGATAAGCATGAGGTGATTGAGTTCGATGTCAGCAACCGGCTGAACGTAGTGCAGGAGATCATCGACGAGACAAGCAACAAAGTCCTCGTGTTCGTCCCGTTTACACATACTATCGACCTGTTAAAAAAGCACCTAGAAAACCAACACATCACGTGTGCAGTCATCAATGGTGCCGTCAGCCTGAACCAGCGCAGCGACATCGTTAAGAGCTTCCAAGAGCAGCCCGAGCCAAAGGTGCTCATCATTCAGCCGCAAGCTGCGTCACATGGGTTAACCCTAACTGCTGCCGACACTATCATCTGGTACGCTCCCTGCACCAGCGTGGAGACATACCTGCAAGCCAACGCACGTATTGACCGACCCGGCCAGAAGAACAACATGACCATCGTGCACATCTCAGGGAGCCCAGTGGAAGCTAAGGTCTACTCTTTGCTGCGCAACAACATCGGCAACCACCAAAAAATTATCGACCTGTACCGTCAAGAAATTTCTTCCGAAATCATTTGACAATGTACAATCCTGTGATATAGTCAGTTCCGTAGGCAGGTAGCCTACACCTTCATTAACCATTAGGAGTATTAGATGACTGAAGAAACTTCAGAGGGAAAGAGTTCCCCAAATTTAGACATGCTGGCGAACGTCTACATCAAGATTCGTGACGCCCGGACTACGCTCAAAGCGGAGTTCACTACGCAGGACTCAGTTCTACAAGAACAGATGGACTTGCTGGAAGCCAACATGCTCGATGCGTGCAAAGACCTGAATGCAAGCAGCATCAAAACCCAACACGGCACAATCATTCGCTCGGTCAAGTCACGGTACTGGACGAACGATTGGGATTCGATGTACACCTTTATCAAAGAGCAAGGTGCATTTGGCCTGTTAGAGAAACGACTTCATCAGACAAACATGAAAGATTTTCTCGTTGAGAATCCTGACCTTCTGCCTATGGGCTTGAATGTCGAGAGTGAGTACACCGTGGTAGTTAGACGCCCAAAACCCTGAAAGAATCAAATGAGCAACATTACAGTTATTGACCAAGACCTTCCCGACTTCCTGCAAGCCTCGGGCATCAGCGAACTCACCAAGTCCCTCATGGGCAGCACGGGCACGAAGCGCATCGTGCCCAAGAACGGCATCTTCCGCAAGGAGATTGGCGGCAAGGAGATGGGCAAGGTCAAGGGCGACCTGAACGTCATCATCGTCAACTCGTCCCCCAAGGTTGGGCGCATCTTCTACGCAGCGCAGTGGACCCCCGACGCAAAGCCAGTTCCCCCCGATTGCTTCTCCAACGATGGCAATGTGCCCGACGCTGGGTCTGCGAACAAACAGGCTGACCGCTGCGACTCGTGCCCCCAGAACATCAAAGGTTCGGGTATGGGTAACTCAAAGGCTTGCCGCTACTCCCGTCGCATCGCCGTGCTGCTGGAAGATGACTTTGGCACCGCGCTTGAGGGTGAGGTCTATCAGATGAACTTGGCGTCCAAGTCTCTGTTTGGTGAGAGTCCATCTGCTACTGAGCACGTATTTGAGAGCTACGTCAAGTATCTGGGCAACAACGGCAAGAGTCTTGATTGGTACATCACCAAGCTGAGCTTCAACGAGAACAACGACAACCAGTCGATTCTGTTCACTGCTGTGGAGCACATCAAGCGCCACCACTACGACGTTATCACTAAGGTCGGCAACACCCCCGAGGTGCAGAAGCTGGTGACTATGACGCCGTTCCAAGCGCAGACAGACGGGGTTGCCAAACTGGAAGCACCAAAGGCGGAAGCGCCTAAGCCGGTAGCGCCAGCCCCCAAGGCTGCGAAGGTGGAAGCCGAGGAGGTCGCTGAGCCAGTCAAGCGTGAAAGCAAGAAGGTAGAAGTCCCGCCCCCTGCGGCTAAGCGCGACTTGACCTCCGTGCTCGCTGCATGGAGCGACGAGGAGTAACCTATGAGCTACGGATACAGCCAGCGGCTAGTCGATGCAAACAACAATGCAGACGTTAGTTCGCGTGGCGTGTATCTGGGTAGTCGTTGCATAAAGCTCG